CCGGATTATGCTGCCCTTGCTGATTTCCGCAAACTTCCCTCTCCGGCGGCCCTTCATAAAATGAAGATCCGGCAGGAACGTGAAGAACTGCAAAAACGTAACCGAGCCGCGGAGGGTATCTGATGGCACTTAAATGTCCCGAATGCGGCACTACGGCACACGCCAGAACCTCCGCCTATGAAGCACCATCGGTTAAACGCTCATGGTATCAGTGCCAGAATCTTGAATGTTCCTGCACATTTACCGCACTGGAAAGTGTGGATACGATAATTATGAAACCCCGTCGTAATGAACAGGAATCAGACAAAGTACAAGTGCCGGAAAAACAACTGAAAACGCTCAATCGCTATGGCTCTGCATCAAAGTTATCAAGCCGCCAGCAAATCCCTGTCTGATTAGCAAAAAACGCTTACCTAATCCCGGCCCGGCACCGGGATTTTTTACGCCTTTTTCCTGGCTGGCCTGAGAGCGAATGAGTGCATGTCTATGGCGCATGAAAACGCATGAGTCTAATGCATCATTTTTGACGCGAAAGCCCTTGTGTGGCGGCTCCTGAGGCGATTTACGGGGTGCATGAAAACCATTCTGTTAAGCGAAGCGGGCAGGCGTGGGGGGATGCGCACGCTGACTAATTTTGTTTAATTGTTTGATGCTGCTTTCTGGATTGAAGTAAGTCTGTAATGATATGATCATGAGGGGCTTTTCAAACAATTTTAAATGCCTTTAAACCAGGACTAAATCATGGCTAGTGCAAACCAACTAAAAGCGTTAGTAAAAAATTTTATCGCACGCGATGATCGCAAGTTTTTGACTGTAGTACTACAGATTGCAGCTCATGAAGCAAAGATAGGCCATGGAAAATTCGCCGATGAGTTGAGATTACTTGTAGAAAAGGCTAAGTTACAAGCTAACGAAGGGAACAATTACCCTCGAGTACTTTCGTCGAGCACTGCTGTAATAAATCATTCCTCTAATGATCTTTTTACTGTTTCTCATCCGACTAATAAAATTTCAGATGTCATTCTTTCAAATGACGTCAGGAATAAGATATTGCGTTTTTTAGAAGAGAATAAAAATGCATCTAAAATTAGGCAGTATGGTCTTGTCCCGAGAAGACATTTACTACTATATGGTCCACCAGGTACTGGTAAAACATTAACGGCAAGCGTTATTGCTCATGAATTACATTTTCCTCTTTTTACTGTAAGAATGGATTCTCTTATAACGAAGTTTATGGGCGAAACATCGTCTAAACTACGAAGTATTTTTGAATATATCAATATGAATAGAGGAGTCTATTTGTTCGACGAGTTCGATACAATAGGTTCAAAAAGAAGCATGCATAATGATGTAGGTGAGATTCGCCGTGTTTTAAATACTTTTTTGCAATTATTAGATGAGCATCATTCTGATAGTTTGATTATTAGTGCGACGAATCATAAAGAAATTCTAGATAGTGCTTTATATCGTAGGTTTGATGATGTGATCGAATATTCTTTGCCTGAAAAAGATAATTTAATTGAATTAATTAAGTCAAAATATCATTCTTTTGAATTAAACGTAAAAGAGTGGGGAAGTTTGTTGAGTAGCGCTGAGGGGCTAAGTTACTCAGAGGTTTCAAAAAGTTGTGATGATGCGATAAAGTTTGCCATTATCAATAACTTAAATAAAATAGATCAAACAGACCTTCAAAAGGTTTTAGAAGAGAGAAAAGCATATAAATAATTACATAGGGACTGAATTATGAAGGCTCACATTAAAATCGACTTACCACAGCAACTTATTGATTATAAACCAGTTACTGGGGGCTCGAAAAAGGGTAAAAGCCCGGTGAATAGAAATGCCCACTTTGCAAAAGTGAGGCATAGTTTAGAGACTGCTATAAATATATATAATGAAAGAAAGAAAACAGTGGAGATGTTAGTAGGTAAAGGAAATGAACCTCAAAAGGTCGTAATAACTTTTCAAGAAAATCCAGAAATTAAAGAACGAATGGTTTTAAAAAGTTTAGATGCAAATGGGATGAAAATAATGTCTGTTAATACTATAGATGGTATGACAATGGCAAACGTTTCTGTGCCCGTAGACGGTTTTTCTAAACTTGAAAAGATTCTGAAAGAATATGCTACTGAGAATACAAAAAAAGGTAACCCGAAGAATCAACCATTTATAGAATCCATATCTAATATAGAATATGGCAATTTTCGGGCTTTGTGGTTTAGTCAAGATGAGTTCCCTGATGATATCTATAAGATACACGATCTTGAGTTATGGTTGGACTCAAGTGATATAGAACCAGAAATACTTCTGAATAAATTTGAACAACTATGTGGTCAGTTAGGGATAACAGTTAAACAAGGCACGCTTAGTTTTAAAGATAGAGTTGTAAAAATAGTCTGTGCTTCTATGCATCAGTTAATGCTGCTTCAACAAATGACGGAGATTATTTCGGAAGTTCGGCCCTCGAAAGCTGTGAGTGTAGATTTTCTTGATTTGAAACCAGCTGAAGCTTTTCAGTGGGTTAATGGTATGACTTATCGAAAACTAAATACATTAATTCCTATTTGCATACTTGATACAGGTATCAACTCTCAGCACCCACTGCTTAATACATTTGTAAATCAAAATGCACTAGTTGTAGCCGAACCTCAGTGGGCGAATAGCGATTTAAAAGGTCATGGAACCGGTATTGCTGGATTAGCATTATTTGGTGATCTTAAATACGCAATACAATCTAAAGAATTGCCGATAAGTGGAGTTATTGAGTCAGCTAAAATTTTACCTGATACTGGCGTAAATGAGCCTCAACTTTATGGCGCTATTACCACTGATGCTATCTACAATATAGAAGCCAAACAACCCTCAGAACGTCGGATATTTACGATGGCTGTGTCCTCTCCAAATACTTTAAGAGGGATGCCTACTAGTTGGTCCGCAGCAATCGACAGACTTGCTGCAGGTAGTCCTGATGATCCAGAGAAAAGATTATTTATATTATCTGCAGGCAATCTTCCACCTAATCTAATTTCTGATTATCCGGATGCAAATATTACTTATTCAATTGAAGATCCCGCTAACTCATATAATGCTTTAACAATTGGATATTGGGCAAGCGAAGACAATATTATAACGCCCGGTTATGATGTTATAGCTGAATTAACTGATCTAGGTCCTTCATCGACAACATCAAGAATATGGAAAAATACCTCACCTTATAAGCCTGATGTCGTTTTTGAGGGAGGGAATTTTGGTTATGATAAAGATCTCAATTTTACGGCAAATTTAGAAGAGCTTAGTTTATTAACGCTCTCTCATGATTTCACTCGCGGAGAATATTTTAGTAGCTTCTCTGAAACAAGCGCGGCTACAGGTATGGCTGCATTTTTCATTTCTAGACTATGGGGTCAATATCCAAATTATTGGCCAGAAACGATTCGGGCACTAGTTGTTCATAGTGCTACATGGCCAAGAAAATTACTTGAAAGACATGCCCCATTGCGTACAAAACAGAATGTTGAATCCCTTTTAAGAATGTCAGGTTATGGCTGCCCAAATTTAGCTAAAGCAGTATCAAGCGGCGATCAGTCTGTTAATTTGATAGTTGAAGATACAATTCAGCCTTACACAGTTGATGGCACCTTAAATAAAATGATTCTTTACTCTTTGCCATGGCCTTCTTCTGAATTAGAGAAAATTGGTGGCGAGGATGTAAAGTTAAGAGTAACGTTATCTTATTTTGTAGAGCCTAATCCAGGTGAGAGAGGCTGGGATAACAAATATAAATATGGATCTTTCGGTTTAAGATTTGATTTTAATAGTCCAGGTGAAGAGTCAGGAGAGTTTGTTTCAAGAATAAACAAAAAATTCAAAGAGGATAATCAAGAATTTGATGCTGGTGAAAGTGATTCTAGCCAATGGTTATTAGGACCGACCTTAAGGAATAGAGGTTCTATTCATAGCGATATTTGGAGTGGAACAGCATTAGAATTAGCTGACAAAAAATTCATAGCTATTTATCCTGTAAGTGGATGGTGGAAGGAACTTAAAAAAGAAAATAGACAATCTAGCATTGCTAGATTTAGCTTAATTATTTCTATTGAAACTAAAGAAAACAATTTAGAAATACACAACGAAATTAGTCAGTTATTAAGAGTAGATACAGAAATAGAGAACGTAATTGAACTTTAATCCGATACACCAGCCATATGGAAATGGCTGGTGTGATCTTCATATGTTGTAAATCTACTGATTTTTGGGGGCCAATAGTAGGAACGTTAATAACGTACCTTCCAGTGTATTTATAACATTCTATGGGGGCATTTCTGGGGGCATTTAGTTATTGATTTAGATTTTATCTCAATAAATACAATAGGTTAACTTTTTGTTTTTCTCCTATTATCGGCACCACTAACCACGCGGGTTCACGCGATATTCACCAGTTCAGAAAAATTGCCTTGTGCCATATTTGTGCCATTCCCGGCCAGGAATGAGTCGATTTGCATGGCGTGTTGCGTCAGGTGGTTAGGTGCCAGATGTGCATAACGCTGCACCATCTCGATACTTTCCCAGCCGCCCATTTCCTGTAGTGCACTGAGTGGCACGCCGGACTGTACAAGCCAGCTCGCCCAGGTATGCCTCAGGTCATGGAAGCGGAAATTTTCTATTCCCGCCCGCCTTAACGCTGCGCGCCATGCCGTGTTAGCATCAGACCGCATTTTGCGCACCGTCTTTGTTCTCGTTCCATCCGGACGAACGGATGATTTAGTGTGAACAAAGACCCACCGGTTATGTTTCCCCAGCTGATCCCGCAACACCTTACAGGCCGATTCGTTCAGGGCGACCCCAATCGCCCTTCCTGCTTTAGCGTCCTCGGGGTGAATCCACGCGACCTTCCTCTGCATATCAATTTGCGACCACTCCAGATCTGTTATGTTCGACCTGCGTAGCCCCGTCGCCAGGGCAAAAATAACAACTGGCTTCATATGCTCGGGAAGCTCCCGGATCAGGTTCGCCGCTTCCTCTTTGGTTAGCCAGCGAATACGCTTGTTTTTCGGTACCGGGCATTTGATGTTCGGCGCTTTGGCTATCCATCGCCATTCGTTGGCCGCACATCGCAGTAATGCCCGAATGAAAGCGAGGTGCGTCGCCTTGGTGGCCGCCGCCGCCGGCTTATCCTTGAATTCAGGAACCGGCTTCCCCCTTCTCAGCAGGCTATCCCTCTTCGCCTCCCAGTTCATACGATGCTTACGATTAACCATCGTGCTTACTGCCGAGAGTATTCTATCCTCGGTGATTGCCGATAAATCCATTCCTTTGAAGTGCAATCTCCAGAAGCCGATCCGGCTTTTGTCATCATCCAGACTTTTCTTGTGCTGTTTTTCGTTAAGCCAGCGAACGCACGCTTCATCGAACGTTCGTGGCTTAAACTCCCCCATTTTATCAACTCGCCATGCTTCAGCTTTTAGCTGATCATAGAGTTCCTGCGCTTGCCTTTTGTCCGTTGTCCCAAGAGACCGTCTAATTCGGCTTCCACCAGGCGTAACGAAGTCACAGTGCCACGTACCGGCACGTTGTTTGATTGACATGCTTTATCCTCCTGCACATCAACCGCATTCACGGATTGATTGTGGATCGGGTTCTTCACTGCCGCAATACAATCTGTTTTGCAGATTAGGTATGGGCTTTTTTTCTTATGTGGATTTTTTCGGGTTGCAGCCAGGCGACCAGACTTAATCCACTGAGCAATCGTGCCTTTGTCCACTTTAAGGAAGGCGGCAGCCTCATCTCTGGTGAATACTTCTTCTTCCATCGATGTTCTCCAGTGGCCCCGTAGCGGGCCATCGCTAATATTCAGTTTGCCTGTGCGGGCAGATTTCTAAGTTTCCGGACGCCGATCATTGCGGTAGCTACGTAGCTGGTGGCCCGGTTAACTACTTCGACAGGAACCTTTACGCTATCCACTACAACGGTGTAATTGGTAACGTGCTTTTGTCTGCCGTAATCGCCGAATTTCTCATGGTGTGCAGCCAGTGCAACATCACATGCGCGACGACCAAGCGGCGATTGTTTACTGCGATTAATAAGGCGCATATAACCTCCTTAGACGGGAGGGCGTAACCCCTCCCGATGCAATTAGCCGATGTATTCCGGTTTCATATCGTCCAGGGTGATGCGGTACTTATCGTGCAGTTCGTCGCCAAGATGACGTTTAGCAGCGCTAAGCGTACTTTCAGCTTTAGCAAACATCTCTGCGGCTTCCGGTTCGCCAGAGTTTGGAATTGAGTTGATCACTGCCTCGACTTTGTTCTGTGCATCGACCTGGTAGTAGCGCTTCACTGCTTTATTTTTCAATTCGGTGAACAGCGCAGTGCCCAGCAACGCTTTCTGTGATTCGATATCCGCACGGATTGCTTTGGCCTGATCAACGGAGCTTGCTGTATCAATGCGTTCGCGAAGATCGTCGGCAACAGCATCAACGTTAGTTGCCGACTCCTGTGCGCTGGTCGTGGTGCTAACCTCGCTGGTGATTTCCTGTACGCTCATGCGCTGGACTGGAACCGGGTTAATCTCGCGTTCTTCTCGTTGCTCAACCTCATCAGGGCTGTACACGCCGAGGATCACTTCCGGGCAGTACAGGCGAGCCCAATATTTAACACCCAGATAAGCAATTTGCTGTTTAGGGTTGGAAACCCACAGCGGGGAATTGCGGGTAACAACGCCGGAGAGGTAAAGAGGTTCTCCCCAGGTGATTTCAGATTCACCCCGCAGAATGGCACCAACCTGAACGAACAGGCCGATCTCGTCCTCATCCGTCCAGCCACGAACGCGCTCAGTGACGGTGTACTTTCCGTTTTTCCCGTTTTTATCGCGTGTGATTTCCTTCGTTCTGGTGCAGCGCTCCCAGTCACCGCCATAGCGGTAATGAAAACGGCCATGAATGGCACTGGAGCTGGCGATTACTGCGTTGACCAGTTGTGCCTCGTAACCAAGAACGCCGTTAACCAGGTGTGTTTTCTGCGCCACAGCGTAAGGATTCATGCCCCATTGCATAGCCTGCATGACGATAGCCATACAGTCGGCTGGTTTCCCTGCAAGGTGTGCCGGTACCGTCACCTGTGAGTCTGCCATCAGGTTAGCGAAAGCCGTTAACTGACCCAGTGCCTGAACGTTAAAAATCGCGTTACTGGCAGAAATGGTGTTTGGTGCCTGCTGCTCAGTGGTAACAATGTTTGTGTTTTCCATGATTTTCCCCTTATGCCTGTACGCGCAGCGCTTCAAGGCGACGCACATCAAAATCATTGAGTTCTTCGGTGTAGTCTGCGGTAATCGGTGCAGGCCATTCGCCAGTATCGAAACCGTTCGCTATTGCACGCATCGCTTTGCGGTACTCGAGCATGCCCAGTTCCAGCAGTTCGGTGGACGCCTCAATGATGGCGATCCAGTGGTAGTGCTCGTCTTTGTTGACGAATATCCAGAAGAACTGATCCAGTGCGGCGGTTTCGCAGTACATAGCCGCGCTCAGGTGATAGTCCCGGTCGATGATTTCCCTGTGCAACTTCGCACGCAGGCCTTCCTGTTTGATGTTCCACATGCTGATAGTTTTCAGGTCGGCGCCAATGCGCAAGCCGCCCATATCGATCTCAAGGTCAGGGCGTACCCGGACTTCCAACCCGGTTTCCTCATCAATCCCAAAGTAGCTCACCTCGACAGCGCGGCTTGGGTGAGTCAGCAATTTGCCGGCGGTCGGGTGCCCCAGCAGGGCTTTTTGAATGTTCAGCGCGGTGCTGAGCTGTTGGCGGGTGACCAGCACTTTCCCTTCGGGGTTCTCCCGCCACGTATCCAGCAATTCGTCGGCGAATACCGCTGCCGGATTTACTGATTTCACGGCCTGAATCAGATCGGCCTTTGTTCCAGATACTTTCAACGGCACCGATTTTTGCGCTTCTTGCGTGACCAGGTCGGGGTTGATTATTGCCAGTTGCTCAAGAAGCGCGTCACGACTGCCGCTCGTTTTAACCGGCGTAGACAGGGTGGTGTTGTATTCTTTGATACAGGCCTTCATGGCTGCGGCTGTTTGTTTCTGGTCTGCGTCAATGCGCTGGTATTCAGCAGGTAGCGCCATGTAGCTTTGGCCTGTTTCTTCCAGACTGGCGCCCAGCGGTACTGGCGCGGGCAGGGTGGCGTTGTACTCCTCCAGCAGCGCTTTGATATCGTCAGCACTCAGCAGCGCTGGCAGGCTGGCGTTGTGCGCGTCGATGAACTCGCGCAGGGTGGCGGTGGTGGTGAAAGCACCCTCAGGGATCTCCGGCTCCACGCTGAACTCCGCTTCTAGGTTTTCAGGTTGCAGCGCCAGCGTATGCACCAGGTTGCCCATATCAAGTACTGGAGAGCGCTCTTTGACGATGGTCTTCTCAACGTGACGCGCGTTAAAGTACATCAGCGACACGCGCGCATCTTTCACCTGAGTTGAGCTGATCCCGTTGGCAGCGTGGTAAACCTCGTTCGGTACACCTTCATAGCGGCCCGGCTCGAAGTATTCCGGCCAGGCCGCTTCTGGTTTTTCCTGTGGCGAATCTGGCACGTTTTGTTGCTCCTCAGGCTCAGATTGGCTCACTGAAGTGTTATTCTGGTGCGTTTCAGCCTGACTCTGGTTCTCTACGGTATCTGCTTTTTCACCATTCCCCAGATCGTTTTCGCCTGCCTGCATCGCATCACCAGCCTGTTTTTCATCACTGACAATTTCTTGAACCTGCACACTGCTGGTGGCCTCCGGAGCCGTTTTTGTGCCATAAGTTGATGAGTTCTGCATTAAAACGGACACGTCGAAAATCCCGTTGCCAACATTTTTAACCAGCTCGGGCTCAGATGCCGGTTGGCTTGTCTCGGTTTTCACCCATTTTGGGTCGTTCGGGTCGCTGATGCCCTCGACGTAGTCACCGCGTGCGGCGGCAAGCTGTCGGTTGGCTTCTTCTACCGCGTCTTTTTCCGGAGTGTGTCGGGCAGTCGTGAGAACTTCCTCGGCGGGGTTCTCGTGATCAGTCTCCGTTAAGTTGGCGTTGATATACCCCTGAAGGCGTCCGGGGTAGTGATAAAACTCAGGGGGTGCGCTTCGGATCAGCGCAAAAATAGCGGCGCGGGAATAATCCAGGATACCGGGCGTTGCGCGAAGTGCTGCGGACCATTCTTTGAACGGACTTTCCTTTTTCTTTACGATTTCTTTTGCGCGACGGTAAACGCTGCCAGGTAGCTCATAGATATTAAAGTCCATAGGCAAAGTGGCCATTGCAATCTCTACGTCCAGAGTATCAAGAGTGTGTTCGTAATCAGGGTTACGGTCAGTCTTATTGCCACCGCCAGCGTTAGCGCCGCTTTCAGTGCGCTGAATAGCCGATACACGGTTGCCTTTCGCCCACTCCTTAACGAGCAAACCGCGATCGATATGCTCCGTCTCGAACCATGTTTTAAGGAACTGGATAACAGTCGCCAGTTCAGGAGTTTTTCCATCGACATGGAATACTTTTTTAACGGCATTCACTATTTTGTGAATGTCATGTTCAATGGCTTTCTTGAACGCTTCAACATTCTCGGCTGCAAGCAGCAGGTTCTGGACATATGAATTATCGGTGTCCATTTCGAGACGCAGAATTTCTTTTTTCTGGGAGGCGTCGACGTGATAAAGATACTCACCTTCACCTATGTACTGAGCAAGAACGCGGTGACGGAGAGGCATAGTTGCGACAACAGTCAGTTCGGGGGATGGGGTAGGGCTTTTGTCTTTGTTCTCAAAATTTTCGGTGTGGTCTTCCAATACCTCGCCTGTTTCAGTGTTAACACCGTCAACGATGCGCTGTCGAGCCGCTGCGGCAGCTTCAGATGATGGCAGGGTTACACCTGGGATTTGCGTCCAGGTCATATTGTCTTTAGCGAGTTGATAGTAATCGCAGAAAGTGAGGCTCAGTTCGCCTTCCGGTGGCAGCTCGTTAACGACGGGGAAATTTGTGGCGACGGCTTTAAAATAATCTTTCAACTTTGCGCCGGATTTAATCAGGAGATAATCCAGTGTTGCATTTGCCGCTTCAAAATCATCACTGCACCAGAGTACAGCGTCTTTCTGGCCTGATGATTTCTTTGCTTTGCGGACTAAAAATACAGGATTAGTTCCATTCATTGTTTTGTCCTCAATTCATGTAGAATGGAGGTGCCTTAACAGCACCCCGATATATCTGGTTGTTAGGTCCGGTTCGCTTTGGTCGGTTGGACCGGACAGGGCACGCCCGCTTCGGTGGGCGTTTTCTTAATGGATGGTCTGATAAAATTTTTCTGAGTAATCAAGCTTGTAACTTCGGTAATTACCAAACCCAGCTTGATCTCCATCACTTACCTTGACTGTGAGCAGCGAAATGGCTTCTACAGCACAATGAGGACAGTCGAACTTTCCGAGTACATATCCACCGTCGAGAATCACAGTAGTTTCGCCAGTTGAATTTGAGTGAATCACGCCTGAGACTTTCTTTTCGCAATTGAATAAAGCAATACTCTTATTAACTGCTTTCAGGTTCATTTCTATTTTTACGATTTCCATAATTTCTCCATGTTTAAATTCAGGATGTAAGAAGCCACGCCAAATTAATGGCGCATTTTTCATTTAATATTTCGGAACTACTATTTAACTTTCGTGCGCCATCTGGTCGTATTCAGCGCACTGCCTGGAACAATATTCCTTTTCTTTGCGCGCCAGTTGCGAGCCTTTGCGATAGAGAAGGGGACTTTTTACTTCTTTGCCTTGCTCAATCGGCTTTCCACACAGGTGGTAAGCGCATGTATTTTGGTTATGCATCCGGATCTCCTTTCTGCGCCAGCAGGTAGCAGAGGCGGCGGATTAAAACCTCAATCCGGTTAAGCAGGACGGCCTGCTGTCGAGCTGGTTTACGTGCGAAATCAATCATCCTCACCCTCGTGCCTTATCGCCGGCCAGCGGAACGTTTTACACCTGACAACGATGCGCTTGTTGTCGATGGGATAAAAATTACAAGTAATTCTAGAAACTGTAAAGTCAATTTATAGGAAAACTTTAAATTGAGGGCGCAAAAAAACAGCACCTAGCGAATGCTGTGCTGTTTGAAAGGCTAGTTTGATATGTTTTTTATGATGTCAGCGACGTCACCTTTAAGTAGATCAAGCTCTTTCAAAACCCCCTTTGCGTGGACGATAAGTCTATTTTTCTCAGCTTCCGGCATTTGATTAAACAAAGCCAGTAAAGCCTGTTCTTTATCATCAAGGGGAGTTGTTCTGGCTAATTCCTGCAATTCCTCCTCACTCGGTTCTTCGCCGGGTGGTAGAAAGAACCAGTGGCTAGGTTTGCCTGTGGCAGCAGAAAGCCGTTTAAGGCGCTCCCCTCTGGCAGTTGTGTCTCCGCGAGACCATTGGTGAGTTGCTTGAGGACTAACTGTAACCCTGCGCGCCAGCTCAGATAAATTCCAGCCGGTTAGTTTCAGGATCAATTGAATCCGATAAGCGAAGTTTTGGTTTTCTTCTTTCATACCATTCATTCTACAAGGCCGCCTTGAGAACATCACTTCAAGTCTTGTTCAAGAAAAACTAGAAATTCTTAAAAATTGCATGTATAGTTTTTCTTGAAATTGTTAAGGAGACTATATGACCCCTGAATTAAAGCGTCAGATCTGTGCGCTCGTGACACAAACGGAAATTGCTAAACAGCTTGGGACAACATCCCAGGCAGTGAGTCTTTGGCTGAATCATGAAGTGCCAGCTCATAGGGTTATCCCTATTTGCCGAATTCTTATGTGGAAAGTCACTCCACATGAAATTCGTAGTGACATTTACCCAAACCCCACCGACGGGTTGCCGGACCAACAGGATTAAACCGCACGCCAATTCATACAGAGGATATTCAACCATGGAGAACGCAATAGCACGCAACTCCGAACCACCGAAGCTAAAGCCGGTTGAGATGGAGAGCTTAATTCTCAATCAGCTTGCATCGGTTGGGCAGAAGCCGGTAGCTGACGCTATCGGAATTGATGAGTCAACCATCAGCCGCTGGAAAGGTAAAGGCGGTCATGTTGAACAGTTTTGTCGGTTTCTGGCGGAGCTGGGTATTCAGCTTGCTCCACCGGGAGCGGTACTTGTTCGCCGTGATTATCTTTTTTCGGTGGAAACATTAGCGGACATTGGGATGAAAGCAGTGCGTATGCAGCCTGAGCCGCTGGGGTGGGACTGAAAATGGCAACAACCAAAAAGGCGAAAGCCGCGGTGAGGGGTCACCAACGGCTTTCTGGTGGAATTAACTGGATCAATTCACAGGAGTAATTATGGCAAACACTGCCAGAGTAATCAATTTTCCTGTGCCTGACGTGGCACCTAAGGAGCCGCGCGTGGCAGATCTCGATGATGGCTATACGCGCCTGGCAAATGAACTTCTGGATGCCGTGATGTGTTCTGGTTTGCCGGAGACTGAGCTGTGCATCCTGATGGCCGTATGGCGCAAAACGTATGGATACAACAAGAAAATGGACTGGATCAGCAACGAGCAGCTAGAGGAGATGATTCAGAAGCATCATACCCATTGCTCGACAGCAAAAAACAGTCTGATCAGGAAGAAGGTACTGATTCAGGAAGGCCGCAGGGTTGGTATGAATATCCATATTTCCGAGTGGCAAACTAAAAATAACGGATTCTGCAAAACATTAGCTAAACCTGCTAAGAAAACCTTAGCGGAAGTTGCTAACGCACCTAAGCAGAAGTTGCTAACCACAAAAGACAAACTAACAAAAGACAATATTAAAAGATCTACGTCCGAGAATTCTGACGAATCCTCTGACAAGCCAGCAAAGAAACCTCATGTTCTAAAACCCGAAGCAGCGATTCAGAGAGGCAACAAGTGGGGAACTGCTGAAGACCTAACTGCTGCCGAGTGGATGTTTGACCTGATAAAAACCATTTCTCCATCAGCCAGAAAACCTAACCTGGCAGGATGGGCTAACGATATACGCCTGATGCGTGAATGTGACGGACGGACACATCGCGACATGTGCGTGCTGTTTCGCTGGGCGTGCCATGACAGCTTCTGGGCTGGCAACGTCATTAGCCCGGCAAAGCTCCGCGAAAAGTGGACTCAACTCGATATCAACCGCAACAAGCAACAGACTGGCACAACTGCCTCTAAGCCAAAACTTGACCTGAATAACACTGACTGGATTTACGGAGTGGAGCTATGAAAAACATTGCTGCGCAGATGGTTAATTTTGACCGTGAGCAGATGCGCCGTATTGCCAACAACATGCCGGAACAGCATGACGATAAACCGCAAGTTGAGCAGGTTGCTAAGGTCATCAACAACGTGTTCAGTCAGCTTATGGCCGCGTTCCCTGCTACCACGGCTAATCGCAGCCAGGCCGAGATGAACGAAATCCGGCGCCAGTGGGTTCTGGCTTTCCGTGAGAACGGCATCACCACCATGGAGCAAGTTGCGGCCGGAATGCGTGTCGCCCGCCGTCAGGAACGTCCATTTCTGCCATCTCCGGGACAGTTTGTAGCGTGGTGCAGGGAAGGGCGTTGTGTGCTGGGCGTCACGGTTGCTGACGTCATGGCTGAGTACTGGAAGTGGCAGAAACTGGTTTTCCGTTACACGAACAGTGAGAAATATCCGTGGCCCAAGGATGTTCTGTATCACATCTGTCTCGAACTGCGTCACCGTAGCACCGAAGGTCAATTGAGCAGAAAGGAGCTTGAGCGCGAAGCTGTGGAGGTACTGGACATGTGGGAACGCCGCGTGTTGTCAGGTAAACCCATACCGCCTGTTCGTCGCGCTTTAGCCGCGCCGTCGCGGGATCGCGGTCCAACGCCAGCCGAGATGTTAATGGCGAAATATAAACAACGCAAAGACGCCGGTCTGATTTAACAGGAGCAACCAAATGAAAGAGCGTGGAATAATTTTTAACGCTGAGATGGTGCGGGCAATTCTCGACGGTCGGAAGACGCAGACGCGGCGTCCGGTTAAGTTCCCATTAATCGATAAGAACATGGGGTGTGAGTTAGCAGGCAACGAATTGGCCAGTGAGCTGGCGGCGCACAACTACTGGAATAGCCCTTATGGTAAGCCAGGCGATCGCATCTGGGTGCGGGAAACATTTCGTGTCCATAGCCGGGCAACGGATGTCGCCACGCTGGTCTACCGGGCCAGTGTCCGAAACTCCTGGACTGAGCAAACTCATCGCGTTCCCGTTGCGGTTTGCAATAAACCGGCCACACCAGAGAAGTGGACGCCGTCTATTCATATGCCGCGCTGGGCAAGCCGTATCACGCTGGAGATTACCGGAGTTCGAGTTGAGCGCCTCAACTCAATTACTGAATCCGACGCCGAAGCAGAGGGAGTAACTGATACAGGGTTTGGTGATTTGCTCGTTGATGGTTACCGATATCTATGGAAATCCATCTACGGCGAAGAATCCTGGGCGGCTAACCCCTGGGTGTGGGTGATTGAATTTAAACGCGTTGAAGGCGGTGCAGCATGACAATCGACAAACAGGCGCTGCGACAGATAGCAGAAAGCGTTGATCGCGAAGAATGGGACGTTCTCGATAATGGCGATGCTGATTATCAGGTTATCGTCAGCGGGAGTCTTGAAAGAGGAGCAACCTACCGTTCTTACCAGCCAGTTACTAATGAAATATCGAACAAAAAAATAGCGGCTTTTATCGCTGCATTTAACCCTAAAGTCGCGCTGGCGCTGCTGGATGAGCTGGAGAGCAAACAAACTTTCCAGCATGCATTTTTCCGCCAATCCCTCATGTACGACGTCGTAGCTGAGGCATACGAAGAGGCCAAAGAGCAGATTGCCAAAGACGTTGAGATAAAAGCCAGACTTTGCCGAGAGAGCAATAGCCTGCATGACAGACTGCGGGCCGCAGAACGCAGCATAGCCGAACTGGAAAGTAAAAACGGTTACCTGTGAACCATTGCGCACGAACAGAACGAGTTAGCAGGGGGGAATTATATTTATTAGCTCAGAACTGAGCCGACCGTTACCGGTTATTTATACAGGTATCTGTCAGATTACATCTGGCTTAAATTTTTTCTTAGCCCAGATGCGCTTTCCATCAAGTAATGTTTACATTGGTGGCCGGCCACAGTTCATTACTCCTTGACTGGTTCGCTCATTATTATAGTGAACCAGCCATTCATCAAGATCAGATTGTAAGAACGATTGATCTGACAGAGGATTATCCCTCACTATTTTTGTAAGCTGAGCATCATTGTACTGCGTCTTCATCCTTTTTACTTCTTCTGAAGAGATTAGCGGAAATGGTCATCAACGAACTTCAACGGTGGGATCGACTCGTTGCTAAAATAGTCCTCCATTATTTCTTCCGGAGAGATAGCCCCCGCTATGTTTACCTCATCTGCTATTTCACAAGGGTCAGTCAATAGCTCAATCCATTCGTCAACGGATTTAAAGCGATCATTAGGATCAAGCATATGAAATATCGTTTCAAACTCCCGACAAAGATTGAGTAGTCCATCGTTAACTACTATTTTACTTTCATTTTTTTTAACCAGTACGCTATTCCGGCTTGGCGCTTCTATAAACTCAACTTCCCCCACGCTGTCCAGCCCCTTATGTAACGAAATGCTCACATTTATACTCCCTTCGGCAACCGTCTGGCTCAGTCGTTGGTGTATAATACGCATGTTACTGTCATATATTCTGTTCGGATGAGCACTGGACTCTGAGAAGTTAATAACAGGCGCTATTTTGCAGACACTCATATCTGACAATGAGGTAAGCGTTCTATAATGATCACTGAGGTCATAAAGCCCCGGCATCATTTCAAAGTCTTTTTCCAGTTTTGCACAAATGTCATGGAAGGTACCGACAATTTCTTCAGTGTGTTCGCCATCGGATATGCTGACATGTCTTTCTCCGCTCGGCCAGGAAGTAAATTCGTGTAACGTTAAAAGACGACCATCATTAAGGTAAACTTCTACAAAAGTACCTAAACTTTGTAAGGCGACCTGTACTGCGAGATTTGCATGAATTTTCTCTGCATTAGCACAAAACTCAGCCACTTTAGGCCTGACATTACGGTAATCTTCAATTAATCGAAAAAGGCCATATCCAATCCCCAACGTGAACACACCTACGATGCCTTTCGCAAACTTTGTTGTTAATGTATTCTCATAATTCCCTGCGGCGTGATGAAGATTAGTTTCTGCTTTAAACGCCCGGGCATAAGTTCCAGCTGATGTGACTGGCATACATATTCTCCGCTATCATTGATTTTTCTAACTAAATAATTAGCTGTACTGGAGTTTATAAACTTTCAAATAACACACAAATCTCTGTTAAGAGTGTAAATATCTTTACTTATCGAGTGACTTCACTTTCTGAAGTATAGGCGCCGGATGCAACACGTGCGCGGACCATTTCAGCCATTTCGTTGGACAGGGTGATGCTGAATTGTTGGGTTGTACGCATGGTAAACCTCTTTGAGTAGGATAGAACACTATCAAGAATAGCATACAGTGGTCTGTTGACGACAACGTATAATCCGGGTCTATATTCTCCGCACGCCAGCAAAATCTGGCGTCGGGATTGAGACCCCGGATGATTCCAGGCACATGACCGCGCGAGCGGTTTTTTTATGCGTTAAGCATGGCTACACCAAAATTATGGTGGGCTGTGTGGGGCAGCCTCATGGCTGGCCGGTTTCCTGGAATCCCGGTAGTCTCAACCTCGCTCACTTTCCGTGATCACAAATTCAACGTCGTAACCCGCATTTGGTTGTCAGCCGTAGAAATCGTACAGGCATTCTTCGAAGGATGAGGAACAATGGCAGCAGGGTATTCTTTCTGTGGAGAAATATTTAAACAAGGTGTAGAAGATGAAATTTTCATATTAAAATTCTATATGGTTTTGTACATTTCAGTTTTGCCATCTTATTCATAGTGTTGATATGGCCTAAAAAGAGCCATGGTTATTTCTACCACACCTTCGGTGTGAATATCACAATTCAGAAACTCAAGTCCGCTGTTGCGGGTTTCCCAGCCTGAAATCTGATATGAAACAACAGGCTAGCTTTAGCAAAAAGTGCTATTCACCTCTTGAATATTCTTTCTAACAGGTATACTGTATTTATATACAGTAGTTAAATGTAGAGGGAATTATGAAGATAGAATTTACGATCAATAAGTCGAAAGAACTGCCGCGCGGTGCCATACCTGCACTCGAGAAAGAGCTACTTAAAAGGTTCCAGAATCAGTATGAAAACTGCAACTTAACTATCCGTCGCGGTAGTCAGGATGGATTGAGTATCGTCGGTGCTGCTGATGGCGATAAAAAACGGATACAGAGCATTCTGCAGGAAACGTGGGAAAGCGCTGACGACTGGTTTTATTAACATTGCGCTTAATACTGGCGCGCATTTTTCAGAATACCGCAATTTGCGTATCCCTTTGATGCTGCTGCCGACAATTTTTAACCGCGTCCGTGTGTCGCTCAGGGGGGGTACGTGGCAGAAGGAGTCCTGTCAGATCTTGCTGATAATTTGCGGGTGGCTATAACTGATGCTAAGGGAATAGAACTTTTGTCTTTTAGACTTGCATCAGGTGATCGCTATATCCTATCAACCCAAAACGGTTCTGTAACAAACCGAAAGCTATCAAGAGATGATTTGTACTGGTCTAAGGATACCATTATGGAAGTTGTCAGAGAGATGGGCTCTAATAATTGACTTAACAATAAGCACGCAATCATAATTATCGCACTGGCCTGAACAACCAGTAACCTGACAATTATGCGCCACGGAGAATACCATGGCGCAAACACTGTATTTTGAAAAGACATTTCAGAACGTCCTGATTTCGGTTGATCCCGGAACCAGCGAGTTTTTGCAACTGTTGCCAACGGGACAGTTGCTTACGGGCGAGTTCCGTAAACCACGTAATTACGCATTCCACAAAAAATTCTTCAAGCTACTGTCGCTCGGTTATCACTACTGGACGCCAACCGGTGGACTGGTTGAGGAGTCAGAACGGTCGCTAATTTCCGGGTATATTGATTTCCTGTCATCAAATCCGTCGCAACGCGATGCGCTCTACAACTCTGCTGAAATGTACCTCAATAGTGTCGGTATGGCCCGTTCCCGCGAAACCATACTACTGAAGCACTTCGAATCCTTCCGAGAGTGGGCAACCATTCAGGCTGGTTTCTATGACGAATACACCATGCCTGATGGTTCACGCAGGAAGGTCGCTAAATCTATCTCATTCGCCAGTATGGATGATGCTGAATTTAACGGCGTTTATCAGTCGGTACTCAATGTCCTCTGGAATTACATATTACGTCGCAAATTCCGGTCAGCGAATGATGCCGAGAACGCCGCCGCCCAGCTCATGAGCTTTGCGGGGTGATGGCGATGAAATACTCCTGGTTCCATCATCACGACTGCACAACCGAGCAGGCCGACACGCTGATATCGGATTATCAGAAGCGGGGCGTAAGGACAGAAAAGAGCCTGAACCCTGACTTCATTACCTGGACTGTCAGCGCGAAATTACCTGAATATTCACGCCGGGTGCGGACGCCAAAATCCTTATGCCAAAAGGTCTGGGGGTGAACATGGCTAAATTACCGCGCCGTAAGTGCAAAGTTTGCCGGGAATGGTTTCATCCTGCTTATAGCAACGTTGTCTGGTGTTGTCCTGAACATGGCGCTATCTACGCTCTGGAACTGCGTGCCAAAGAAAAGATTAAAGCTGCAGCCAGGCGTATCAAGGAGAAACACCAGGCGGATAAAGCCGAACGCCAGCGCCGCCAGGCTAAGCTTGAGTCGTTCAAAACTAAAGCTCAGTGGGATAAAGAGGCGCAGGCCGCTTTTAACCGTTACATCCGGATACGGGATGAAGGTAAACCCTGCATTAGCTGCGATGCGCCGCTGGTTGGTAAAAGCAACTTCCTGACCGGAAGCGCCATCGATGCAAGCCATTACCGCTCGCGCGGTGCCGCCTCACATCTCAAATTCAACGTATTCAACGTTCATTCGGCCTGCACGCGCTGCAACCGGCAGTTAAGCGGGAATGCGGTCGAATACCGAATCCGCCTCATCAGGCGTATAGGCCTCGAAGGGGTGGAGCGTCTTGAATCAGACAATGCGCCACGCCGTTTCGATATCCCGTACCTGAAACGCATCAAATCCATATTCACCCGCAAAGCCCGGGCGCTGGAGAAGCGCCGCGCACGTCGACAGGATAATGCAGCATGAAACCAGAACTGATCGACATACTCCGCATGCGCTGGTTGCGTCTCCGAATTTATCGATACCGGGGATCTTTTCCGGTGGCATACCGCATTCTTCGTAATTACGTCCGCATTGAAGCAAAACGGGAGCATCGAAATGAAGCTTGAGTCCTTACCGAAATATTTTTCACCTAAATCCATGATGCCCGGCGCAGTACCATGCGGAATAGCGTCTGATACGCTGACTATTACTGACGTAATGGCATCCCTCGGGCTACTTACTGCAAAAGCCGCAGTGGGTATTGAATTGTATCTGGCAAAAGCCGGAGTTTTATCTTCTGAAAATATCATCGCCTACATCAGGCAATTAGCAGAGCAGCGTGCAGAACGGCATGGAGCATTACGGAAAATGGAAGAGAGTAAGCGCTCAAAATTTCTCGACACTATGGCGCGTTATGTATTTCGCGATTATTCCCTCAGTGCGGCCAGCCTGGTGACGTGCAGTAGCTGTCATGGTGCTAAATTAATTGATGCTGAGGTTTTCACGAACAAGGTTACTTACCCGGATGGTAAGCCACCAAAATGGGTAAAAGATACGAAAGGTATTTCTCCGTCAGACTGGGAGGTGTGGAAATCAGTACGTGAACAGGTGCGCGTAGTGTGTAAGGCGTGTGATGGCAAAGGCCATGTGAAAAATGAATGTCGTTGCCGGGGGCGCGGAGAAATTCTCGATAAGAAAAAATCTGAGTTGCAGGGCGTACCGGTTTATAAAAAATGCCCAAGATGCAAGGGAAGGGGCTACCCACGTCTCAAAGATACCGAAATTTTTAAAGCGCTGGGAGTAACGGAAATGGTATGGCGGTACAACTATAAACTGTTTTTCGATCGGCTGGTGGAGCATTGCCATATTGAGGAATCTTATGCAGAAAAGGTGCTGGGAAACGTGACTCGATGACCAAAATAATTTAGTTATTGCAAAATTAACGGAAAATGGCTAACCTGATTCCAACGATGGGTTATTATGCCTGTGACGTTACAAGAATTAAGAACCTCGCCTCGGCGGGGTTTTCTTTTATGGATTCCCGACGCCAATAAGACAAAGTGCGGGGAGTGATGCGGAGTCTACATGTTCCAGCCGACCGCAAAGCTCACACAGGCAGGACCACAATCTGATACCGCGATAGCTTTTGCTGATCGCGCCGGAGCGGTAACCGGCAACAATTTAAGCCTCGGTGATTACCGGGGCTTTTCTGTTTGTGCCGTCCGGAATAATCCCTCTGAGTTTTGTCGCTAATCCACCGGGCGGCCTTCTTACTTCACACAGCGCCCCGATTACGGAGGTGCGGATATGCAACGTATGAACCCAACCGATGGACATAACATGCCGTACTGGTGGTCAGGGCTGCTTGGTTTTTTTTCTGTTCTGAGTTTGCAAGATTATGTATTTATCCTTGGCGCTCTGATCTCGGCCTATTTCACCATTAAGACCTACTACGCGAAGCGGAAAGAAGAACGTGAACGGCTTGATGAAGAAAAAAAAAGAACGCAGTTATTGGCTAAGTATCTTGCTGATGTGGCCGTTAAACCAGGTCGAGATCGCCCAGCGGCGGCTGAGGTCGTAACAGAGGCAATGAAACGCATCTCTGGTGAGGTGGCAAAATAACTATGGCCTCGACAAAAACAAAGTTAAGTGCTGCCGTTCTGGGGCTGGTGCTTGCCGGTGCGTCTGCGTCAGTGATTCTCGACCAGTTTCTGGACGAAAAAGAAGGCAACCACACCACGGCATACCGAGATGGCTCCGGCATATGGACCATCTGTCGCGGTGCCACAAAGGTGGACGGTAAACCCGTTGTTCGGGGCATGACGCTGTCAAAGGCGAAATGCGACCAGGTTAACGCTATTGAACGTGACAGGGCGCTGGCGTGGGTGGAGCGCAATATTAAAGTGCCGCTGACGGAACCACAGAAAGCAGGTATTGCTTCTTTCTGCCCTTACAACATCGGCCCAGGAAAATGTTTCCCGTCTACGTTCTATAAGCGAATTAATGCTGGCGACCGTAAAGGAGCCTGTGAAGCTATTCGCTGGTGGATTAAAGACGGTGGCCGCGATTGTCGTCTGACCAAAGGCCAGAAAAATGGGTGCTATGGTCAGGTAGAGCGACGAGACCAGGAAAGCGCGTTGACGTGCTGGGGGATAGACCAGTGAAGGCTTACTGGAAGTCATTAGCAGAAATACTGCTGGTGGCTTTTTTGTTATGCGCGGCAGCGTACTGGTGTTATTCACGCGGGTATCAGAGAGCGGATACATCCTGGAAATTGCAGTGGGCGCAACGAGACCTTACCGATGCGACCGCCGCATTGCAGCATGAAGTAACCGAAAGAGCGAAAGAACAGCGTCGCCAGCACGCCGCAGATGAAGAACGGAAAAGAGCCGATGAAGAACTGGCAAAAATACAGGCCAACGCTGATGCTGCTGAGCGTGCTCGCGGTGGGTTGCAACAGCAGCTCGCAGCAGTACAACGGCAGCTCGCAGGAAGTGAAACCGGCAGGCTTTCCGCTCTTGCCGCAGCAAGCCAGGCAAAAGCCGAGACCGGAATACTGCTCGCCCAGTTGCTTGGCGAAGCTGACGAGCTGGCGGGAAAGTTCGCAAAAGAGGCTGATGAGCGTTATGTCGCCGGAAGTACCTGCGAGCGCACCTACGACAAAGTAACGGGGAACAGTAATGGAAATTAAGTTGATTAAATACTGGAAGGTTGAATTATTTGAGGAACCAAAGGTTACTGCTTCTGTAATCAATGGAATTCTCCCCATTGAAGAAAGGAGCCCATTTTTAACAGGGTACTCAAACACCCAGTTCGACCTGCGAAAAGCTGTGATTAATGGGGAAGAGTTTATCACCCTGTGTTGTGATCCTGGTTCACTTCAAACTCGTTCCGTTCGCATCAGCCGAATCCATGAATTTAAATGTACACCGATTTATGAGAGCGACGACACTTTTCAGGAAGCTGCTAAGCCACTGATGAAATGGCTGGTTGAAAATGTGCACCAACATCATCAAGCCATTGTGACCAGTTCACATGCTGAGTTACTGGAAAGTCAGTATGTGGTGAAAACAGAAGAATTCCTGAAGGGATAAGGCATTACAGCAGGCATTCCCTGAGTGTCTGCGATAATGACAAACAGGCAGGTGATCAGATATGGCAAAACCGGACTGGGGAGCACTGCAACACCAGTTCCTCGCCGAGCATGCTAAATCCGGTATATCCCCCAAAGACTGGTGTGAAGCGCAGGGACTGAATTACACATCTGCCCGCCGCTACATAAAAAAACCGACTGCGCAAAATGCGCAACAATCTGCGCAGAAAAAAATGCGCACTGCGCAGGCAAGGAAAAGCGCAGAGAAACTTCTTGATAGTGAACTAACCCCCCAACAGAAACGCTTCGTCGCTGAATATCTCATAGACCAGAACGCGACAGCCGCAGCCGAGCGCGCTGGTTACAGTGACGCAAGCTATGGTAGGCAACTCCTAACAGTACCTCACGTTGCGCAGGCAATTGCGCAGCAGCAAAGAGATTCACTTGTGCGCACTTTGGCGAGTGCAGATGAAGTGCTCGAAAAGATGTGGCAGCTCGCTACGTTCGACGCTAACGAAATCTCGCAATATCGCCGTGGATGTTGTCGTTACTGCTGGGGCTTTGGTCATAACTACCAATGGCGTGATGTTATCGAGTTCGAAGAGAGGGAAGCGGAGGCAAAAGCCAAAAAAGGGAAAGAACCGGACGATGCTGGCGGATACGGCTACAACCACAACCGCGAGCCTAACCCTGACTGTCCCCGATGCAATGGTGATGGAGTGGGACGACCTCATTTTGCTGATACCACCAAACTATCCCCGATAGCTCGCCTGGCATATTCCGGTACCAAACTGGTGAAGGGGGGGATTGAGATATCGACCATCAGCCGCGAAAAAATGTTTGAAGCGATTATGCGGCGTCTGGGGCTGGCTGAATCCGAACTGGCGCAACGGCTGCTGGATCTTGAAATCCGAAAACGCACCGCTGAAGCCGAACGTCTGGAACAGGAAGTTGAGCTTAAGCGTAAAGGCAAGGGCAAAGACGACGAGCCGACAGTGGTCATTAAACTGGTGAATTCCCCTGATGGCGACTGAACATGTTATTGAGTTCCTGCCGTTCCATGCGGGGCAGAAGAAAATTTACCGTTCTCCGGCAAAACGAAAAGTCATCCGTGCCGGGCGCCGCTTCGGTAAAACCACGATGCTGGAGCAGGCTGGTGGAAACTGGGCGGCGCGTCAGATGCGTGTTGGCTGGTTTGCTCCGTCTTATAAAATCCTGTTGCCGTCGTTTAAAACCATCCGTGACCTGTTAAAGCCGATCACAATTAGTTCCAGTAAGACCGATTCGATTATTGAACTGATAGGCGGCGGTCAGGTTGAGTTCTGGACGCTGGACAACCCTGATGCGGGCCGTTCCCGTAAATATCACAAAGTCATTATTGATGAGGGCAGTCTCGTCAAAAAGGGCATGAGGGATATCTGGGAACAGGCCATTGAGCCGACGCTACTCGACTTTGACGGCGATGCGGTGATGGCCGGTACGCCGAAAGGCGTTGATGACGAGAATTTTTTCTATCAGGCCTGTAATGATAAATCGATGGGCTGGGAGGAACATCATGCGCCGACTGCGGCTAACCCGACAATTAATCCGGCGGCGCTGGCCCGAATTATCGACGGTCGCCCGCCGCTGGTGGTTCAGCAGGAATATAACGCTGAATTTGTGGACTGGCGCGGGCAGAACTTTTTCAAGCTCGACTGGTTGCTAGAAGACGGTGCGCCTGTCGATTATCCGTTTTCCTGCGATACGGTTTATGGTGTCGTTGACTGTGCGCAAAAGGGAAAACTCCAGAACGACGGATCCGCGTGTATCTGGTTTGCGCTGGATAACCTGCCGTCGCCACACCTTATCATTCTGGACTGGGACATTATCCAGATTGACGGGTATTTCCTGAAAGACGTTGTGCCTCAGTGGGAAGGTAAGGCTAAACACCTTAGCGAAATCTGCCGCGCCCGTATGGGGACGACAGGCCTGTTTATCGAGGATAAGGCAACCGGCATCACCCTGTTACAGCAGGGGGCCAATGAGGGCTGGAACGTTCACCCGATAGACAGTGATTTAACGTCACTTCCCAAAGAATCCCGCGCCATCAACATTTCTGGCTATGTGGCGTCCGGGAAGGTACGCATTTCTAAATACGCCTTTGACAAAATCGTTGAGTACAAGCAGTCGAAGAAAAACCATCTTCTGACGCAGGTACTCCAGTTCATCATCGGTGAAGAAAACCAGGACGACGATCTGTTTGACTGCTTTAACTACGGCGTCGCGCTTGGTCTTGGTAACGGAGAGGGGTTCTGATGCAGGACGACGACGATATTTGCATGGGCAGCAATGCTGGCGTCCTCAGCAAGATTCTGGAGGGCGGGAGCATTGAACCCGGCGCGCAGGCGGGTTATGAGCTCTGCAAGCTGATTTATTTGTTTCATCCGCTGGGCGGAAAGATGGTCGACCGCCCGATAAAACTGGCGATGTCGGAACCGCGAACTGTACATGTTACTCGTGGACCTGAAAGACGCCTGCGTGAAGCTTTCGAGCGCGAGTGGAAAGCGATTAAAGCCGATCGCATTATTGCCAATACAGCGCGCCAGTCCCGAATTTACGGTGTTGGCGCTGTGGTGATGCTTGTCGACGGAGAGCCAACGAACGAAGCTGCTGAGTTGGAGTCGCTGTATAAAAAGTCCATCACTTTTAACGTGCTGGACCCGATGAATACTGCTGGCTCAATTGTGATGAATCAGGATCCAAATTCCGCAGACTTTCAAAAGGTCGGGAATGTAACAGTCGCCAGTAAGCCATATCACCATAGCCGGTGCTGTGTGATGATGAACGAGGATCCGATTTATCTGGCCTACACGCCGTCATCCTTCGGCTTTGCCGGGCGCAGCGTTTATCAGCGTGCGCTGTATCCGCTGAAATCATTTATTCAGTCCATGCGCGCTGACGACATGGTGACGATTAAAGCCGGGTTGCTGGTGGCGTTCATCAAACAGGCCAGCTCTATCGTCAATAACATGATGCAGAAAATGTCTGGCATTAAGCGCTGGATGCTGAAACGCGGTGGCAATGGTGATGTATTGCAGGTGGGGGAACACGACAAAATTGAATCTCTCGACATGCAGAACCTGGAAAAACCGCTTGATACCGCCCGTAATCACATTCTGGCGAATATCGCGACGGCGGCAGACATGCCCGCGATTCTGCTCAACAGCGAGACGTTTACGCGCGGATTTGGTGAAGGAACAGAGGATGCAAAAGCGGTCGCCCAGTATATCGACGATGTGCGCAAAGATTTACAGCCGCTGTATGATTTTTTCGTTCGCATCGTTCAGTACCGGGCGTGGTCGCCTGAGTTTTTCGAGGCGCTGAAAAACGATTTGCCGGAATACAAAAGTATCAGTTGGGAGGCGGCTTTCAGTTCCTGGGTGAACAACTTTGATTACGTCTGGCCGTCATCGCTGAAAGAGCCTGAAAGCGAAAAAGTTAAAGTCGATGAAACACGCTTTAAGGCGATTACTGAGATGCTGACTGTGCTGTTGCCACAACTCACCAAAGACCCGCAAAACAGGGCGACACTCATTAAATGGGCCTGTGAGAACGCCAATATGAACGAAAACCTGTTTGCGGATCGTCTGGAACTGGATTACGAGCAGCTTGAACAAAATCCGCCGGATGCAACACCGCCTGGTGAGGGGAATTTTGATGAACTCCTTTCTGAAAGAGCTGCGTGACGCGATTAAATTCTTTCTGGAACATGGTTACAGCAGTGAAGAAAGTCTGATTATGTGGACTGAGCGCCTGCGTAATGCCACTGAGGATAAAATCGGCGGCGATGATTTTTACAGATATGTGTCCCGGCGCCTGACTGCTGCTTACGATCTGGAAGTTGGCCGGGAGAGGGCGCTTAAGCGTCATCCTGGCGTCAGCCGTTTCACACTGAATTATCTTGAACCAAAACTGCGGGCAGAGCTGGACAGGCGGATTATGGCTTCTGCCGACCTGATAAAGCTGAACTGTACACAGGCTGTTGACCGGACAATTCAGCGTTTCAGTGGCTGGGCAACCAGCATTCCTCCCATTACATCGATAAGTCCCGGTCTATCCGCTTCATCGCGTTCTGGCGTGGTTGCCACAAGCCAGCATATCGCCAAATCAGCGCGACAGATTGATTTTGAACGGCGCCGCGTGATGGTGGACCAGACACATAAGCTGATTGCCAATATCGATAACATCATTGCGACCGATGGCGGGGCGATTGCGGCGGTGTGGCACAGCCACTGGCGCCAGCCCCACTATGACTATCGGGAACCACACAAAGACCGCGACCTGAAAACCTATGCGATACGCGGTAACTGGGCGTTGAAGAAAGGATTTATGAAGGCGGGGCCGGCTGGCTATCTCGATGAAATCACTCAACCGGGCGAAGAGGTATTTTGTCGTTGTTACCTGACATACATCTACAACGTGCGCAGTCTGCCGGATGAAATGAAAACCGAGAAATGGCGAAAATTTACTGAGGGGAATATGTCAGTCGGTCGCCGAACAGCAAATTTTGAAGGCTTCAGAAACGGAGGATAAGTGAACACCTACGCTGCCGGGATCCTGTTTAAGTCTGGCGGGAAAATATTTCTGGTTAAGCGTGGGGATGATGGTTCGTGGGCGGTACCGGGCGGAAAACTCGAAGAGGGGGAGACGCCTGAAGCCGCGGCAAAGCGTGAAGTGCTGGAAGAATGCGGGTTTGATTATTCCGCACCGCTGACGCCTCATACCCTGATTGATGGCTATGTTACCTACCTCGCAGATGATGCTGAGCAATTCGACGCGGTACTGAACGATGAAAATCAGGCCTGTGGCTGGTTTTCTCCGGATGAACTTCTGGAGCTGTTGCATCCCGGCATGGTGGCAATGCTTGATGCCGAACCACTCAATGAAAAGGACGTTGCCGGGCTTATTGCCGACGGGCAACTCACATCCCCGCAGTTTTTCAGAAATATGTACCTGTGGGCGCTGCGTATCACCGGAACGGGTGTTACCTGGCGTTCTAAGTTCAGGCAATACGCTTACCGTTCTCCCGAGAATTACCTCACTGATGATTTCCTCGCCCGGTGCTCTGGCCTGCCGGTGATCTGGCTGCACCCGAAGAAAAACACGCTGAACAGCGAGGAGTACGCCGCGAGGACTATCGGTGCGATTGCATTTGCCTGGATCCAGGGTGATGAGGTGTGGGGAATGGCCCGCATCTACGACACTGACGCCGCCACGATTCTTTCAACGCGGCAACTGAGTACATCCCCCACGGTGACGGGCGGCGATGACGTTCTGATCAACGTCGACGGCGAGCCGCTGCTGCTGGAGGGGAACCCTGTTTTACTGGACCACCTGGCTATTTGTGAGCAGGGCGTCTGGGACAAGCTGGGGGAACCGACGGGAGTTAAATCCGACACACTTTTGAACGAGGTCCAGAAAATGGATGAAGAAAAAGTATTAGCACTCATTAACCAGGCGCTGGACGCTCGCGAAGCCCGCGCAAAGGCCGACGCCGAGGAAAAAGCAAAAGCAGATGCTGAAGCAGCAGAAAAGGCGAAAGCTGATGAAGATGCCGCCCGTCTCAAGGAAGAGGAAGAAAAGGCGAAGGCTGACGCCGAAGCAAAGGCCAAAGCGGACGCGGAGGCAGAAGAAAAAGCCAAAGCGGATGCCGAACTGGAAAAAATCCGCGCAGACATGGAAGAAATGAAAAGTCGTGTACCGCAGGAACTCAGCGATGAAGAGCGCAATGAAATCGCTGATACCCAGTGTAAGGCCGACAGCGTGTTTGCTTCATTTGGTGAGCGCGCGCCGCAGCCGATGGCGGGAGAACGCGCTATGCCATACCGCCGCCGCATCATGACTCGCCTGCAAAAATATTCTTCAGACTATAAAGAAGTGGATCTGCATGCTATCGCAGACAGCCAGCTTCTGAGTATTGCGGAGAAAAAAATCTATGCCGATGCGCAGGCATCAGCGGCATCCAGTCTGGAGCCCGGTGCCGGGTTACGTGAAGTCATCCGCACCGACGCCACCGGACGCCGTATCAGTACCTTTATCGGCGATCCGTCCGCAACATGGGCACCGTTCCAGGCCGTCAGCCGCAAAGTCGCTGGCATCAAACAGTAATCAACCGGAGAACAATAAACATGGCGAGTGCATTGTCAGTTAATCCAATGCAGACCACTAACGCGCGCGGCACGTTCTACGCGAAATCTGATGGTCTTATCCAGGGCGTGGCGCTGGACGATCCGGCGGCACGTTATGCGCTGGCATCCGGTACCCTTGCCAGTGATGAAATAAAACCTTTGTGGGGCGGACTGCCGGTTAACGAACTTGTACCGGGCGCCTCTTCTGCACCACGTGGCAGCATTATCAAACGCGCAGCCAGCCTTTCACAACTGGTGGGCTTTTCCGTGTTCAACCAGGCACACAACGGCCTGACCACGCCGCAATCCCCGGTACCGCTTCTCCTCAGCAATATGAGCGTGTCGTTTTATCGCCTGGGCTCAGGAATGCGTGTTCCGGTCAAAGCCTCTGATGCCGTGATATCTCTGGCCAGCGCGGGGATTTCTGTTAATCAGCCGCTGGTGTGGAATTTTGCGGAGGATTGTCTGGATGTGTTCAGCACTGCGGCGGCAGATGTGGCTACAACCGCTATTACCTGGACTGCGCCTACCGCAAATTTAGCGGGATTTGCGACCGCGACGACTGCCAGCGCGCACGGCCTGAAAGTGGGCGTTTATGTGGATATTACGGGCGCGGCTCCTGCTGCATATAACGGCATCGTTCAGGTGCTCAGTGTTCCTACGGCAACCACATTCACCTTTACCCCGGTTTCAGTGCCTGCGGGCAATGCAACCACGCAGGGAACGGTAGGCGCGGCAAAAGTGCAAGACGTTGCCCTTCCGGTAAAAATCATCGAAATGCAGATGGGTAACAGCAAAACCGTTTCTTACGATTCGGCAACGGGTTTTGCTACCTGGAACGACAGCGGAAACGCTGCGGTAATTCTGCTGTAATCAGGAGAGGCTAAGAGATGCCAGCTATTACACCCGCTTATCAAATTGTAAATCCGTCGTACATCATGCCGGAAATGATCCTGTCGTATCAGCAGGCATCCGGTGCGTTTTCTGTCATGGCAAGCGGTAACCCGCTGGTTCGCCTGGCAGACGGCGACCAGTACGTTTATATGAAACGCCTGGATATTCGCACTCAGGTCACCTCAAGCCAGTCAGGTAACGCCAACCAGTTACCCTCTGTGGCACTGGAGGCGCGAATGGTCAGCACGCCGACATATATGTTCCGTGCCCGCGCCATTTACGATCATCACGATATGGCCGCAGCGGGGAACTGGGGGATTGCGCTTCCGGAAGCCCAGCGACTCGGTACCAGGCAGGCGATTTTTCAGCAAATGCGTAACGCGCTGCTCTATGGAATGAACCCGGCGGGTGGTGAGGGGGTACTGAACACCAACGGTGCGACCACTATCAGCCTGCCGGCAGACAGCCGCGGGAACACTACCGTACTTACTTACGAGCATGGCGAAATGGCGGTATTCCTGCTGGCGCAGATTCAGGCGATCCGCACCCGAACTATGCAAATGGGCCGGGCGTCACGCATGGTTATCCTCGGTCCTCAGCGCACGCTGGGTACCATGGAAATGCAGCAGATCGTTCAGTTGACCAGTTACCAGCGTCCGGGCGGTGGTACTTCCACGGTGAAAGGCACCGTTAATGGTGTGGGGGATGATGCTGATTGTGAAATTGAATGGGGTTATGACGATACGCTGATTGGTGCCGGGGCAAACGGAACGGATGCGATCGTCATCGCCATGCCGGAGGTCGAGCGCCCTGAGGTTAACGCGAAAATCAACACCAACGAATTCGCCAGACTGAGTCCGTCACTGGAAGCCACATCACTGATGCTGTGCGACATGGCGGCACCGCGTGAAATTCCCACCCCGATTGCGGGCGGGGCGATCGATGTGCTTTCCGAACTGCGTTCCACCTCTGGCTGGGTACTTCGCCCTGAAGCGCTGACTATCATTTCGATGAAGTACAGCGATTAATTTTCCCTCGCTGATTTCCCTGCGTGCCGGAGGGTGCGCGGGGATTTTTTACCCAGGAGTAAACATGAAACTGTACATCGCCAACACCACCAAACAGCGCCACGATTTCGCCTGGCGCAAGCCGGAGACGGGACGTCTTGTTTATCACCCGATTAATGCAGGCTCTCAGGCCGTTGTCATTGACGGTACCCGCGCCGAAATCGACCTTATTATTCAGCAGCACGCCGATTATGGTCTGATTGATGCGACAAAAATCGACCAGAACCGTATTTATATCGGGTTGTGTTACAGCATTGATAAGCCGGTGTCGTCGAAGGTTATCGAAAAGGCCATGCGGGATAACGATGGTCACCTGAACCGTGCAGCGCACGATCGCCGTCAGGCTTCCGTACTGGCAACAAATAACGCACTCACTGAGCAGGAAAACGGCTATCTCGGTGAGCTGGAAGTCAGTGCAGAGCAGCGACTGAACGCCACCGATGACCGTGACGAAACAGCGTTTGTTGATGAAACACTGGCGGTTAACATGGGAACTAAAAAGAAAAAATAAGCGGGGTGTGTCATGCCTGAACTGGCCGGATTTATCCTGTTTATCCGTAATACGATGGGAGTTAATGCCGACGCGTTAGCCGATGACGATCCGGCCGTTAGTCTCTCCTGGTCAATGTCCCTGGACTGGGTGAACCGGCAGATCGCCTGTATCAGCCCGGTTCTGTATTCGCAGGCTGTTTATAACCTCGCGGCCTCCTTTCTGCTTAACTTCGGTCCTGAAGTCGCTTTCGGTCCGGTACGCGAAAAACTGGGTATCAACAATTTTACTGCTGGCGTTATCAGCGCCTCTTCCGACGAATCAACCAGTCAGACGCGGGTTGTCAGTGATGCACTGAAAAACCTCTCTCTTGCAGATCTGCAACAACTCAAAGACCCGTATGGTCGGTGGTATCTGGCAATTGCGCAGCAGTATGGCGATTTGTGGGGGCTGACGTGAAACTTCACCTGGGCGTGATGGATATTCCCTATGAAAACGAGAATACGACCACCGGCGATGTGGCCGAAATTCTTGAAGGGAAATACCGGATCATGCAGACGTTCTTTGACCGCCACGGCGAGGAAATTGCACAGATGATGAGTAATGACCTTGCCGCCGGTCTCGAAAATATGCTGGCAGGCGCACCGCTTCCTGCGGATCCCTTCGCGGAATCCATGTCACAGGTACATCATCTCTTTGTCGCTTTCCTTGATAACGAAGAGATGAACGGCACAGAAGGTGTGCCTACTGCCCGTGCACTGGAGGGGATTAGCAAGCGTTTTAAAAACAGGAAAGGGGAACCGCGGCCCTCTTTTATCGATACCGGTATGTTTCAGGCGTCAATGCGCGCCTGGGTAAGCGGGGTGCTGAATGCCTTCCCTCAGTGAACTGTCACAGGCAAAGACAGAACTCAATGCGTCGCTGGTGCAGGGGCTGGATGATATCAGCCGTTCGGCATCCGTTACGTTTACTAAATATGTCCGGAAAGTGCTTCCCCTTGATGGTTTTGTTTTCTGGGTGAAGGCGTCAGTTCTTGCGGATGATCCTGATACTGAACCGGATACAAAGGTGGTAAAAGGCTACCTGCACCTGACCACCGAATCTATCCAGGATGAGGAACAGCTCTACGATAAAAACGTGGTGACCTTCACCGCGCAGGCCGATATTGACCCGTTTAATGATATTGGTTCTGATGTGCTTTATATCGGTCAGTTTTACGGTATTCAGTTTGCTTTCTCGCGCCGTTCCGGGCTGAACGAACCAGCGAACATTTACCATTACACCGGACATGCCATTTATCCGCATATGATGTCGCAGATTATTAATTCTGCCGACGATATCGACCTTGCGGATGTGGTGGTTTCCAACTCATTACCGATCTGGCTCTCGCTGAGTCAGTTCATGCCGATGTACCCGGCAATGCTTTCCGTACAAAACCTCGTACCGCCCTACGCCACAGTGAAATGCGGAGAACCGAGCCCGGTGGCCGGAGCCTTCTGTCTCGACGAGAAGCAGAACCAGTATCAACTGGTTTCTGAAGACGTGACGATCACCGTGACGGGCCTGCGTAATGCTGCCGTTGAGGATTTTCTGCGCTATGTGCAGGACTACACGCTCAGCGATAAAGCCGAAATGGGCGTAATGAATATTCCTGTGATACAGGATGAGCGCGTCACGCAGAACGAGCTCAACATTATCGCCATGCGGAAAAAGGTCAAATTCAAAGTTAATTACTACCAGCAGCGGATGAGGAACGTCGCCCGTAAGCTGATCACGTCTGCAATTCCGTCCATTTACGTGGAGAAATAATGTAATGGCAATTGTTAATATTAATGTGTCGGTGACCAGTCCGCCGAAACCCTCCCAGTTGTTAAAGTCAGGCGCTCTGGTATCAACGGGGGGAACCACGCTGGCGGCGGGGAGTTATCAGTTGCTGACGTCCAAAGACGATCTAAAAAATATCGTTGCGCCAGCAAAAGCTATTTCTTCGCTTGCGTGGGCCGGGAATACCGTCACGGTGACTCTTTCAGAAAATCATGGCTGGTCCATTGATGAAACGATCCCTGTTGTGATTTCTGGTGCTGCGCCTGCTGCTTATAACGGGGCATATACAGCGTCGGTGACAGGCGAAAAAACGTTTACTTATCCCCTGAACAGTGATCCCGGTACAGCAACGGTTACAGGTACCGTAACGTCTGTTGCCGCCGGAGAACTCCAGCAGATGAACACCACGTACTGGGCACAGGGGACCAGCCGGGCGGTTTATGTCCTTGAGCTGGGTGAGATGAATGTAAAATCTGCGGTTGCGGCCCTTGGTACGTTCATTGATGAAGATACTTCTCTGGGAAACACATACCAGAAATTTTTCTCTTACCTTGTGCCGAGGGAATGGGACGCCGAACCGACCTTTAAAACGCTGGCGAACAATTACACTTCGCCCGGCGCGCTGGTGAAATTTTTCGTCACCACCACGATTGCGACGTACCAGGAATGGGTATCCGGCAAATATCCGAATGTCTTTGCCGGGGTTGAGGCGCCGTCAATTGGCGCAACTGAGTTCTCGATGGCGGCACCGTTCCAGTCCTCACTGGCAAACGATCCGGGGTCATCAAACATGGTCCCGCCGATGGCATACCGCTTTATGTATGGCGTAACGGAGTATCCGCCGGCAGGTAATGGTACGTTGCTGAAAACCCTGCAGGATAACCATATCAACTATATCGGCACGGCGGCAGAAGGTGGCCTGAGCAATAAAATGCTGGTGGCCGGTCACATGCTTGACGGTATGCCATTTAACTACTGGTACTTGGTGGCATGGTGTGCAATCAACCTTGAGCTGGATCTGGCGAATGAAGTGATTAACGGTTCTAACACTACTGTTAACCCGCTTTATTACGATCAGCAGGGAATTGGTCGCCTGCAACGGCGCGCTTTGAAAACTCTCCGTTCCGGTATCAGTTACGGGCTAATTCTCGGTCAGGTAATTGATACACAGCTCACGCAGGAATCGTTCAACGCGGAATATGAAAAAGGCTCTTATGCCGGGAACGCGGTCATCAACGCAGTACCGTTCGCTGACTATACCAGCCTGAATCAGTCCGATTACGCCGATGGAAAATATAACGGCCTGAGTGCGGTTGTCACCCCGCGTCGTGGTTTTGAGTCCATCACTTTTAATCTCAACGTGACCAATTTTGTGGGGGCGTAATAAATGCCAAATCCATTAGTACCGCAGGGCTTTCTTAACCGTGTCAGGGGGGCGGTGACTGTCACGGATATTCCGGCGCTGAATGTCACCGCGTCATTTCTGGGTAAGGATGCGATCAGTATGCGGCCGGATTCGGCTGCAACGGACATTATCCCCACACTGACCGGAACCGTGGGGAGCCAGGTACCTTATCAGCAGGTAACGATCACGATGCATTTACTGCGAACGCAGGGGCTGGCGGCGAGCTATCAGAACCGTTTCGCTTCTGATACGTCGCTGGGAGAGGTCGTTATCACGCCGGATGCCAGCACCTTCGGAAACTACACGGTCCTGAATGCATATCTGGTGAATTTTAATGAACTGACCATCAACGGTATGGATGCCGGATATGTCGTGACGATTTCCGGTTATCTGATCACCAACGATAAAATGTGGGGCTAATGGCCGTGAAAATTGACCGAAAACTGAATTTTGTCAGCACCATCACCCGCGATGACGGCTCACTGGTGTATCTGCACATTGTGCCATTTCCGTATGAAGTCGTTGAGGAAAATTGCGTACTGCTGGGGAATCTGTTCAATAATTTTTTCTCCCTGGTGGGGTCGGTAGGTGCGCCCCGCGTGGCGGCGATGATGCTGCGAAAAATCATCAAAGCGCGGCAGGAGGCAGGAGATCTTCAGCCAGGAACGCCGAATATTGTCGATGAGATACAGCGTCTGACAACGGTCATCTGGAACGATAACGGAACCTGGAAAACGTCTTCGCTGGAGGCTGCATTCAGGCAGGAAATTATCACCGATGATGAGTACCGGGAAGTTGAGGGCGAGGTCGTTTTTTTTATGGTGAGCTCTGCCATTCAGAAAGCGAACCTGATCGCACCGACGGTGGGGAAAGCGCTCGATATGTACAGTGGGCAACTTGTGTCATTGAGCGCTATGGCGTATCGCGATTCTTTACCGACGTCGAAAACGGCTACCGATACCCCGACCCCGGAAGCCCTGCCGGAACCCTCACACATACCCTCCTGACATGGGCCTCATGCGAAGGCTTCAGTCACCTCTGCCGTGAACTGGGCTGCGGCAAATATAAAAGCCCGCTCCATTTCCGGCAGCGGTTCATTCTGGAGGAAATAAGACGCAAGGGGTATTTCAATGGCGGCTAAATCCATTGTCGAAATTGATGTTCAGGACGAGAAATTTCAGTCGTTCCTGGAAAAATTCAATGAATACCAGAAAGCACTCGGCGAATTACCTGAACAATGGCGGGGGGCGGTTCACGGACTCGGCGAGGCCGCAAAGGAGACAGAACGTGTCCGGGATGGTACGGAGGGGATTACAAAAGCGTTCGCTGATGGCGTTGCGGCGTTAGCATCTGTTAATGACGGCCTCGATCGACTCAACGGTAATCTGGAGAAGGCCACAAAAACCCAGACGGAGTTTAACAAGAAGTCCGGCGGTGCGCGCAATTTCCTGAATAAAGCCAGCAAGGATGCGAAATCGCTGGCAGGTCATATCAAAGATGCCACAACCAGCCTGCTTTCATGGGGAACCGTTCTGGGGCTTTTTTCCGGGCTGGCTGGTGCGGGCGGTCTGTGGGGGCTTAACCACCTGGCCGGCAATGCCTCCGCACAACGGTTTACTGCGATGGGGCTGGGGACGACGGCAGGTGGACTTAATTCGACTGCTGTCGATTTTCAGAAAGCGCTGGGTAATCCTGTCGGAACGCTGGGCGCCATACGTGATGCGCAGCTTGATTTGAGTAAACGCTGGCAGTTCCGGGCAATGGGAGTCGATAACCCGGACAGGGATCCTGCTGAGCTTTTACCTGAAATGATAAAAGCGGCGCGTGATATTTTTGTGCGTAACGGCAGCACGCAGCAGGGGGCTGAAGCCTACGGGCTGACGAACTATTTCACCCTTGACGATCTGAACCGCTTCAAAAAAATGAGCGATGAAGAAATCGATGCGATGGCGAAACAGGCACAGCAGGACACCCGCCGCCTTCAGTTGACGGACCAGCAACTTCGCCAGTGGCAGGATTTCAACATTCAGCTCGACCGCAGTAAGGTCAGTATTGGTAATACGTTTATCCGGGGGCTGGCGCCGCTGGCGCCGGAGCTGGGAAAACTTTCGGATTCAGCTTCAAAGGCTATTGAGGCGTTTCTTGGTAGTCCGCTGGTTAAAGAGTTTATTGATGATCTTGTCGTAGGTTTGAGAGATTTTTCGTATTACCTCAAGTCTCCTGATTTTAAAAATGACGTCAGAGACTTTATGACTGGTGTCAGGGATATGTATTCCTCCATCAAGAGTTTCACAGGGGGTATTGATGGACTAATTGAGAAAACAAAATGGTTAACAGGGGATGGTCCCGGTAATGCCGCTGCCGAAAAAATAAAAGAGAAAACAGGATGGGATCCGCGTAAGGTTGGAGAATTTATTAAAAGTCATACTCCTGAGGCGATAAAAGACTTTTTAAGTTATGACCTTAGCGAGGGAATTATTCCATCTGCATCAGCAACAGAAATAACGCCTTCATTATCTGAGCAAAAACACGATACCTCCCCGTACTCGTCGCAGCATAGTGCTTATTTTGAAAACAGGAATAATAAATACGAGAGCCCCGGTCAAGTAAATCAAATATTTGAACGGTCATCTAAATATGACACCTATTTTGAAGAGGCCGCGAAAAAATATAATTTAGATTCGCAATTGCTTAAAGCTGTGACTGGGGCTGAATCTTCATGGAATCAATATGCCGTGAGCAAAGCTGGCGCTCAGGGACTGATGCAGGTAATGCCTGCAAATTTTCAGCCGGGAGAAAATCCGTTTGATCCGCACGATAACATTATGGCCGGGGCTCGTGTCATGGCATGGGCGAAAAAACAGTCTGGTGGCGATATTGAGGAAATGCTGCGTTATTACAATGGTGGTATTCGTCGGGGTAGTAAAGAAAACCGCGAGTATCCTGGTAAAGTTAACGCGGAATATAAAAAAATCTATGGGACGGATATGCCAGGAGTCAGTCAGAATTCCCTGACAATACCGCCTGCTCAGCAAAATTCGGGGAAAACTGACCAGATACTGCAACAAATTCTGGATAACCAGAAGCGTGGCCATGCTCAGGGACTTGTTGTTTATAACAATACTGGCGGTAATGCAGTTGTATCCAGTACGCAACTTGGAGGGTTCGGTTAATGTCATTTACCCGCGAGCTCTACAAGCTCGGTTTTGAAATCTCCCCGGTTATTCTCTGCGATGGTGTGGCGCAGAGTATACCCGGCGGCATGTTGCCGATAGTTGCCCTGACCCAGAGCGCCAGCTACGTTTCAGGTCTGATGGGGGACGCTATTGAACTGACGGATCTGGATAAGTATTTCTGCCACTGGCGAGCGGCGCCCGGTGGGACAATGGTTGATTACGACATTGGTCGTTATCCGTTTGCAAATCAGGCAGTGGCAGCAAACGCGCTTCTCTCGCAGCCACTGCGCATTCCAATGCTGATGGATGCGCCGGTAAATGAAAACACCGGCGCCATGACAAAGCTGGTCACGCTGAGTTCGTTGCAGGCCGTATTGCAGGCGCACGCCAGTCTTGGTGGAACGTTTATTGTGGCAACGCCGGGAATTATTTACAGCAACTGCATACTGAGGACAGTGCGTGATGTTACCGGGTCGAATGATGCTTTACCGCAGCGGCAATGGTTATGGGATTTTGAGCAACCACTGCTTTCTGAAACCGGGGCTGAACAGGCGATAAACAGTTATCTGAATAAGATTGATAACGGGGACAAGGCAACAGAAAGTGCCTGGACCAGTACCATCTCGGCGATTGGTAATACCTCACTCGGCAGTAGTGTATCGGGTGCAGTTATTGGCTTAATCGGAAAACTGAGCGGGGCATTTAATTTATGAGCGTGTCTTTTTATCCCTTCTCCGGTAACGAACAGAAAAGCATGGTCTTTACTCCCGTTCTCGATGGCGAGGTTTATAACTGCCAGACGAAATGGAATATTGCCGCCCAGCGCTGGTACCTCAATATCACGGATAACTCAGGCCGTCGGCAACTGACAATTCCGGTTATTGGTTCCCCAAAGGATTACGACATTAATTTACTGGTGGGGGCATTCAGCAAAACCAGAATGGTATGGCGTGTTTCTGACGGTCAGATCGAGGTAATTAACTGATGCGTTTCTACGACATTCAGATTTTTAATGCTCCGGATGCTAAGGGTAACCCCGGAACGCTGTACAGACAGTACAGTAGCCTGAAAAACGGGGTATTTAACCCGGGGTGCCTGATGGTTGAATTCGACCTTCTCCGTTTTGGTGAATCCACTCCCAAAGGGCAGAGCTGCATCACTGTCTGGGGCATCAGTTCGCAGGAAATGCAACAGGCCAGACAGGATATGTTTGGCATGACCATAAAAATGTGGGTGGGAATGTCAAAAGGGTTGCCGCTGGCGAAACCGGAACAGCGTGGACTGGTGCTGGAAGGGACAATCTGGCAGGTGCTGGGGAACTGGCAGGGGACCGAGTTACGGCTGGATCTCATTGTGACCGCCGGTCCTGTGTCTGACGTTAACCCGTTACCGCTGGCACCTGTAAATTTAACTGTGCCGTGGAATAAGGGGGTTAAACTTTCTGTCGCGCTGACGCAATGCTTTCAGACGCTGGGAGGTGACTATCGGTTCTCAGTCAGTATCAGCGATCGTCTGGTGAATAATTATGACAGTAATATGTTTTGCGGCAGTCTCCAGGAACTTGCAACCAGACTTAAGTCGCTGAGTAAAAGCATCATTAAGGACAGTAATTATTCCGGTGTTGAAATAGCGATGGTGAACGGCAGGGAGATCCGGGTATTCGATAACGATTTTGCTAACCACCTGGATAAAGATTCCAGAAAAAGCGCCTCTTACAGAAGTCAAAATCCCGTGCAAATTGAATTTACCGATCTTGTTGGTCAGCCGACCTGGATCCAGTTTGGTACGGTGAGTATTCCCTGCGTCATGCGCAGCGATATTCAGGTGGGCGATTATATCCGGATGCCGAAGAAGTTAAGGCCGATGATCCAGGCATCGTCGTATTCTCAGTTTCGTGACGATTCTGCCTTTACTGGGGACTTTCTGGTGTCGTCGGTCCGACTCGTTGGTAACAGCAGACAACCGGATGCAAACAGTTGGGTAACTGTTATCGAGGCGCATCCAACAGGGGGAATTGCTGCAACATGAGTATAAATAAAAAGCTCAATTTTGGCGGCAATATGAATAATTTCGCCGACCAGAAAATAGCTGCGGCTATGCAGATGGCCGGAAAGATTTTGCCCGCAGAGGTCGTCAGCCAGTCCGGGAAAATGGTCACTGTTACCTTTTTGCTGCGGGACATTCCCTACACGTTACCTCAGTTGACCATTCCGCTATTCGGTCCTCAGTACATCAGATACCCGATGCAAAAAGGTGATAAGGGGATAGTCATCCCGGCAGATACCTACCTGGGTGGTGCCAGTGGTCTCGGAGGCGGCACCGCCGATCTGACTCCTCCAGGTAATCTCAGTGCGCTGGTGTTTTTACCCATCAGTAACACGGAGTGGGAGAACGTCGATGGTCAGGTACTGACGCTGTACGGACCGGAGGGAGTAACCATTCGTGATGCGAAAAGCAACACCACGTTTCTGCTCACACCAGAAAGTATCACTATCGCCACACCTGAAAAATTCGAAGTGACGGTGGGCAGTACCGTTCTGACGCTCACCGCTGGTGCCTGGTCGCTGACAGGGCAGAGTGGAACACTGACTGACAGTGCGGCCAGCACCAGCCCGAAAATCATGCTGGAGGGCTGGGAAAAACTGGTTCAGTGGGTTAACAGCCACAGGCACAGCAATGGTAATGACGGACAGGATACCGGAGGGCCAACGTCACAATTCAACGGGAGTATTACCGAATGAGGACATACGGACGAGATAAAGACGGGAAGTGGGTAACGGTCACGACTGACGAAAACGGGTTTAACGATTCTGTGTATCTCACAACGCTGGTGCAGAATCTGAAACTGTCTCCGCAGGAATCCCCGTTTTTTGCTAATCACGGTATACCGGCTAACGGCTCAGTTATTCAGCAGATACTGCCGACTTTCTACGTAAACCGGCTCCAGCAGCAGTTCAGCAAATACTTTTCCTCTCTGCAGATTGCGCTGGCGGATGTTGACCCCCCTGTTTACAACATTTCGGCGATTACCAACTCAGGCTCTAAAATAGTGGCTCAGGTGTATGTATGAGTGATTTACCCATTAGTTATGATATTGCCGGCCCTGTTCCTAAAACGACAGATGAACTCCGGCAACTGGTTATTGATACTGCAACAGCGCTGTCCCCGGGGATAACCACAAATTTACCCGGATCGCTGATTGAGGATATGGTCAGTACGAGTGTCGGCGCGCTTGTGGTATGTGATCAGGCGCGGGTTGACCTGATTAACTCATGCAGCCCGTATGCGGCAAATGTACACCTGCTTGCACAACTGGGTGATATGTACGGCGTCCAGAAAGGGCAGGGAACCAATACATCGGTTTATGTGGTGTTCAGTGGTCCGCCCGGGTTTGCCATACCGAAAGGTTTTATGGTCGGGGATGGAACCTACACCTATACCGTTCAGCGTGACACGATGATCCCGGATAGCGGGCAAACTGAGCCTGTCTATTGCCTGGCAACAACCGGGGGCTCCTGGGCAGTACCCGCGGGTACGGTGAATCAGATAAAAACCTCAGTACCGAATACGTACAATCTGACCTGCACTAATCTGACCGCGGGATTACCCGGCGCGCAGGAACAGACTTTTTCTTCATACCGTGCCCAGGTATTCCAGGCAGGTATGTATGGCGTACAGGGAACGCCTGACTGTTACCGGATTGAACTGAAAAATGTTTATGGTGTACAGGAGAATCTGATCTCATACCGACAGGCATCGCTAGGGGCATGGGTAGCGATTGCTGGTGGCGGCGATCCTTATGAAGTGGCTTACGCTATCTATAAAGCCGTGCCAGATATCTCCGTACTGACGAATGATGTAGTGAATCCATCAGGCGCTGCGGTGGATAAAAAAACGATACCGATCATTGTGTATCCGGATACGTATCACGTGCCGTTTGTAGTGCCATCATCACAAAACGTTACGCTTTTAATCACCTGGAATACAGCCTCAACCAGCTATATCGATCCAACCGGGATTGAAAAAGCAGTGCAGCAAAGCATTGCTGATTACATTAACGGAATTGCAACGGGTGAACCAATAAACATTTTCCTGATTCGGGATATTTTTCTTAATCAGGTTAAGGGGCTTGTATCTTCAAACCTCGTATCAATGATTGACATTCAGGTTGGTATAAACGGGAAAATTGTCCCACCTGCAACCGACTCCAGTCTGGTTTATGGTGATACTTACGCCTATTTTTCCACTTCATCTTCACAAATTCAGGTTAAGCAATATGGCAGCTCTTCTTGACAGCATTATTCCGGTTTACCCCTATACGCAATATAATGACGATCCGGACATAGTTGCCTTTTTTGATGCTTATAACAAACTGGCACAGGGTTATCTTGATTACTTTAACAACCTGAATTTACCTTGCTGGACCTCCCCGGCGATTACCGGTGAGTTGCTGGACTGGATTGCGGCGGGTATTTATGGGGAATTTCGACCCTTGCTTCAGATTTCCGAGGATGCCATTGCGCGCGGAGCGTATAACACTATTGAGTACAATAATGTTGCGTATGCAAAACTGAGAAATTATGTTCCCGGCTCAGCGTCATATGTACCGGACGACTATTTTAAACGGATACTGACATGGAATTTTTATAAAGGCGATGGTTCTCACTTCTGTATCAACTGGTTCAAACGACGGCTTGCACGCTTTATACACGGGGCCAACGGAATAGACCCGCCAGTTCAGTCCACTTTTGATATTAGCGTGATGCCCGATAAGGGCATTTTTTTTGTCTCCATTCCTGACTATGGCGATGGTGTCGGGCACTTTCTTAAAGATGCCATTGACCAGTCGCTGGTGAAACTCCCATTTATTTATACCTATTCGGTAACGGTGGTCGAGCAATGATTATTGGATTCGGAAATAATGTCGTTTCCTCGCTGGCGGCTGATATTACCGCCAGCCAGACGACCATTCAGGTGATGCCTGGTGCGGGCGCGATGTTTGCTAATTTGCTGACCAGCGATTATGCGAACAGTTCAAACCCTCTTAAAACTTACGCCAAAATTACGCTGACAGACGCAAAAGAAACAATTTTTGAGGTATGTCATCTGACGGCAGTTAACCATGACATGCTGACGGTTATTCGCGGTCAGGAAGGTACAACAGCGAAGGGATGGTCACTGAATGACGTAATAGCGAATTTTGCGACGCGAGGATCTGAAAATCAGTTTGTACAAATTGAAGAGCTCCAGAGTGGGCATTATGTCGCTGGCGTGGCCGGAGGTACAGAAAATAATCTGACGCTGGAGTTACCAGCAACTTATTTCGTCAATGGTGGAGTTGACTGGACATTGCGCACTCCACTTGTGGTTATTCCGGCGCTAAACAATACCGGAGCCAGCACTCTGCAACTGACGATGGGGGGGCGTGTGCTTGGCATATTCCCAATATACAAGGGGAATAAAACAGAGTTATCGGCCAATGATATTATTAAAGATGTTCCTGTCTTATGCGTTCTGGATAATACAAAAACCTATTTTTCTGCGCTCAATCCCTTGGAGATTTATTTGGGATCACGGTATTTGCAGAAGGACCAGAACCTGGCCGACGTCCCCGATAAAGCGCTGGCCCGTCAGTCCCTCCAGCTCGGCGACAGCGCTACCCGCAATGTTGGCACCACGCCAGGAACAGTGGCCGCAGGAGACGACAGCCGCATCACTGGCGCAATGCAAAAAGACCAGAACGGCGCAGATATCCCGGACAAACCAGGCTTTATCAAAAACGTCGGTTTAGCGGAAACCCTCAATCCGACAAAACGCGTCAGTATCGGAAGTGTCGGAACCGGCGCTTTTGACGGTAGTACACCGTGTATAAACATCGGCGACAGTGACAGCGGATTTATCGGCAGTGCGGATGGTGTTATCGATATTTACTGTAATAACGCCAAAGTGGGCTATATCGATAACGCCGGGCTGCACATGCTCGCGGGCATTGCTACTAACGGTAACGTTGTCCTGCAAAACGACGCACGGGAACACATCATTATCCAGAATGCAGACGGAACTCCCCGTATGTTTATCTACAAGGATAAAGGCGGTGATGGTGTTCATCTCAACAATGGTAATGACGCCTCCACAGAATACCTTTTCCACAACGACGGCAGTTTTTATGCACCATTAGCAGTTCGTGCAGGTGGTAGCAAAAAGCTTGCTGTTCGGTCCGATAATAATTCGGCACTGAGTGCTCACTTTAATTTATGGGGCGACGCTAACAGGCCCACAGTGGTTGAACTGGACGATGACCAGGGGTGGCATTTATTCAGCCAGCGAAATACTGATGGTTCAATCTTGTTTGAGGTCAATGGCAGGATCATGGCCCACACTGCGCTTCATTCTGGTGATGCTACTGTCGCCACTGACGGCAATATTTACGGTTCGCTCTGGGGTGGCTGGCTGAATGACTGGATTAATAACACTATTACCAATCGTTTCGTCCGGGACGTGCGAGCGGGAAACGTAGAAAGCGCTCAGGTATGGCGTGTATACGGTTATAATGACCAGGCCCCTTACGTTATTACAGGTGTTATTAATGGTAACACGGACGACTTAATTGATAATCTGACTCGTCGTCCGCTTCAGAAAAACATCGGCGGTGTCTGGTACAACATTGACTTTATTTAATGAGGTGAGATATGACGTTGCAATATTTTAAAAATTTCACGCTATACGATCCCGTTCCTGATGAAAATAATAAAATCCCTCTACGCAAAGGGGCTAAATTCTTTAAATCAGAAGACGGGCATGACTGGTATGAATGTCAGAAATTATTTTCCCCTGACACAATCAAAATCGCACACAACAGTGCAGGGGTTATTGTATCAATCGGGAGGGATGTATCAGGATTCTGGCCAGAAGGGAAAAGTATTGCTGAAGTTCCCGATACTACTGCCAACCGTCGCGCTGATATCTCCGGGCGTTGGGGTTTTGATGGGACAAATATTATTGACCTCATGACCCCGGACAAAGCGCGCGAGCAGAAAACTCGCGAGATTGATGTCTGGCGCAACCAACAGGAAAACGGAGATATCACGTTTACCTGGAACAATCATTCATGGGATGCCAGTAAGGCGTCACAAGACCGGTTAACGCCCGTTCTGGTCGTGGCAAAATCAGGTCAGTTGCCGGATGGGTTCTTCTGGACTGATGCAAATAATGAAGACGTCCCCGTTACCGTTGATGACCTGACCGCCATTGACGCAGGAATGACACAAGCGATGGTTGTTCAGGGGTTTAAAATCCATGAGCGCCAGCGGCAAATGAAGAAAGACATCTCGGAATTAACCAAGGTCGGCGATATTCTTAATTACCCCGTAGGCTGGCATTAATAATAGCGGTAATTAAATACACAGCGCCCGGATTACCGGGCGTATATAGATAGTTTTATTGCGGGCTACCGTGCGGGAGCGGATTCTTCAATAGATTTTTCTGCTTTAATTTATTTTTTATCTTCTGAGTCAGATTAATCTCTATGTATTTATGTGTAAAATGAGCTGCAAGTATCGAAACCCCGACAGCCAGCAACACAGATGGCATCATTTTAAAGGCCGAATCTCCAATGGCTCCCACTCTTTTTACCACCGCAAGACCGACTGCACTATGGAGCAGATATAACGAAAATGAGATGTTTCCAACATAAGTCAGAAAGCGGGGGATTAATGCCAGCAAGAAAGATTCCCCCAGCGTGAGGGCGAGAACAAAAAGCCCCAAAACAAGGGAGCTTTTCCTGTCCAACGCATGGATGTTACCAGTATATATGCCCCAAACAATATATACTAGTAGAACGATAGCACTAATACCTGATAATAAATCTATTTTTCTTGAAGGAGAGTTTTGTTTTATTTTGATGTACAGCCAGCCAACTATAACCCCAATAATAAACTCCAGTAGAAGGGGGTTTGTCAGAAAACCGAAGTATGGAGATGAAAAAGGATAACCTTGTACATTTATTGCTGGTTGGTATCCTGCTATCACAGGTATGATGCTGGTTACCAGAATGCCCCAGGTGACGAGCGCCAGAACTCGGTGTTTAACCAGCAGACATAAAGCGAACACAAGGTAGAAATAGATTTCGTAGTTGAGTGTCCATCGAATATTATACGTACCACCATCGTCAATGTAGAGTGGAGGTGTAGAGGTTTTGTATAATGTGAATGTCAACGCACTTAAAATGTTTTGCACTTTGTCTGGATAATGAAAAGTGCTCATAGCGCCTTCAAGAAGAAAAGCTATGACAAGACAAAGATAGTATAACGGAATGATACGTATTACCCTGTTAAGCAAGAACCGAACCAGAGATGCTTTCCCTCGCATATAATTCCAGGTAGTATAAACCATTATAAAACCGCTAATAATGAAGAAAATATCAACACCTATAATTCCAGGACTAAACACTTTATCCCATATTGTAGGGTTTCCTTTAGCTCCATCATTCAGAAAGCCTCTATAATGGAACAACACAACCAGTAACGCAGCAATGCCACGTAAAGCTTGCAGAGAGTTTAACTTTGAGCGCATAACATCCCCTCAAAAAGGCCTCCTTATCGCACAGGCAGATCAAAAATTACTATGAGCAGATTCACAACTCCGGCAATTCTTGAAATGCTGGGCCACTACAACTGGCGTGTACATGAGCCGTTTGAGTTTTACCTCAGCGACGACAACAGCGACGTGATAGAAGTGCCAGTTGGATTCGTTACCGACCTTGCCAGTGTCCCCCGTATTTTCTGGATGTTGCTACCGCCAGACGGCAAATACGTCAAAGCCGCAATTATTCACGATTACCTGTACGACAACGCGCTACGCACAAAGAAGGAAGCCGACAAAATTTTCCTCGACGGTATGACAGTTCTCGGCGTGCCAAAGTGGAAGCGCACGATTATGTATTGGGCTGTACGGTGGTTCGGGCGGGGGATGTATGGGAAAGAACGTAAATACTATGAATGA